ATGAGTCTTTAATTAAATCACCATTGCCAACATTTAGTGTATCGCTAGATGCATTACCTAATATTGTGTTTCCTGTTGTAGTAATACCAACTGTGCTTAAAGTTGTACCATCAAAAGTTAAATTAGCACTATCACTTAATAATCCACTAGCACCAGCGTAGGTTACTCGATTAGTTGTTAATGCAGAATTAGTAATTCCGGTAGTTGTTAAACCACCAAAGAATTGGGCGTTTGCTCCACTCCACCAGGCTCTTGCATTGCCGTCACCGTCACTTAATACAATGTTATTACTAGATGTTCTAATATCTAATGAACCGTTATTGCCTGAATACGATCCAAGAATTACGTTTTTAGTACCAGTAGTTAATAAATTGCCTGATTGATAACCAATGGCCGTGTTTTGATTTCCCCTACATTCATATAAAGAACTATTACCAATGGCAGTATTATTATTACTAGCAGTAAAGCTTCCACCAAAATAAAGTGACTGTTCTCCAATTGCAACGTTATTAATGCCGGAAATATTGTATCCTAAAGCTTGTGAGCCTAAGGCCGTATTAGAACTTCCTGATTGATTGTTGGACATTGCATAATTACCAATAGCCGTATTGCCAGCACCGCTTAGATTTGCATTTAATGTATACGTTCCCACGGCCGTATTATTGTAGCCACCCACGTTTACTGACAATGCACTAGCACCAATGGCCGTATTCGTTTGAGCACCGGCTCCACGGCCAACAGTAATGCCGTAAACAGTTAAATCTGTGCCGGTATATAGTAGATTAGCAGAACTAGTAAATAAGCCACCAGTAGTTGTATATGGCACCCTACCGCTTGCTATGCCTGAAACTGTAATACTACTAGTGCTAAATGATGATGTACTAAAACTAGAAGCACTTAATCCTGTAACCGTTAATAAGCCAGTTGATGGCACAAAACTCATCTTAGTAGATGAAGTTGTAATCGGTAGATTACCGGTTGTTGTTGAAACAATGGTTGGGTACCATGTTGCACTTGAACTGGTGTTATCTGTTACACCTACATTAGTTGCATTAGTTGCAGTAGTAGCAGTTGTTGCAGAACCAGCAGTAATACTAGATTGTGCTACCCAAGTTGGGGCTGATCCCGATCCTTGTGTTTGCATTAAATAACCAGCAGTTCCAAAACCAGTTGTACCGCTTGTTGCCGGTGTTGTACCTAAATTAGTTGATAAACCTATAGCACCTGAAGCGTTTATAACATGTGCAGATTGGCCAATAGTTCCCCAGGCTAAATATGTTTTAAAACCATTGCCTGATCCAACGCTTACATCCCCGTCATGGGCAGAAAAATATACGCCATTATTAATACTAAAGAAGTCTGCCGGTGTACTTGCACTAAACGCTGATGCGTTCATACCAAATTCACCGTAATAAGTTGAATCTGTTCCTAAATCATTAGAAACTGCAAAATCTGAAGAAGAATTAGCGTTAGCTGATCTGTTTTGTAATACTACTTGATAGTAACTTCCTGATACCGTTGCACCCAATGCTAATGGGCTATTAGATGCATTAAACGTTAATACTGGTGTTGTACTAGTTGATGAACTAGTAGATAAATAAGTAAATGCTCCACTTGAAGCAGTTGTTGCACCTATTGAAACAGCATTTAATGCACTTACTGTTGAACCTAATGCGGCCGCAGTTGCACCAAAAGTTATAGAACTATTGGTTAATTGGCTATTTCCAATACTTCCTAAAGTTCCACCAAGCACTAAACTTCCACTAGAAGTAACTGTGCCGGTTAATGTAATACCGTTAACTGTTCCGCTTCCACTTACACTTGTGACAGTTCCAGTTGTTGGAGTAACCCAAGATGGTACGCCTGAGGCTAAAGTAAGAACTTGGCCGTTTGAGCCGGCCGCTAAAAATGTTGTTGTGTTTACTGAAGATTGATAAGGTAAAGAACCAGCTAATCCACCAGCTAAACTAGTTGCATAACCGGTTGTATTTTGATTAAATGTTGGCCAAGTAAATGTGCCTGTACTAAAGTTACCTGAAGTTGGTGTTCCTAAAACACCGCCATTAACTATAAAAGAACCAGCACTTCCAACATTAACTGCTAATGCAGTTGCTACACCAGTACCAAGACCAGTTATTGAACCAATTGCTGGAGTAATTGTTGTGTTGCCAGCTACGGTTAATTGACCCTGTGAATTGACTGTAAATGTGCCAACTTGTGTTGCTGATCCATAAGAACTAGCATTAACACCTGTATTTGAAATACTAAATGTATATCCAGCTAAAGTTAAACCTGTGCCAGCCGTATAAACTGTACCAATACTAAATGATGACCAGTTCATTGGCGTTGTACCTAAAGTACCGCCACGTTGTGCAGAACAGTACCAAGCCGTTCCAGTATTTAAAGTTCCATATTCAACAAAAACTAATGCTGAAACATAGTTTTGCCAAATAGAACCATCAGGAGCATAAGACCAAGTACCGGCAGAAGCTATAAATATGCCGTTTTGTGCTGGTAAAGATTGATTTTTAACTAATACTCGATCACCAGCTACAGTTAAGTAACCGTCTATAGTCTGTAATCCTGATCTTGTAATGTTTGCAGTTGTTGCTACTGCTACTGGATTCTTCCAGCTAATTCCTGTTACAAAAGCATCAACATATAATTTATTAACTATATCTGTATTACTTGATGGGGCTGAAGCAATTTGCCCAGTAGTAGTTGATATGTTAGTAAATACCCCCGTGGAAGGGGTTGTTGCACCAATAGTTGAACTATCAATTGTGCTATTTGTAATTGCTAATCCTGATTGTGCTGGATTAACTGTTGCAAAAAACGATACGCCTTGTCCAATAAAAGTATTAAAGGACCCATCCGTATTGAAATATGCCTGGACGGGCAGTAAATTCTGAACTGCTGAATTGGATGGGTTTGTCATAATTTCCTTTAAGACTGATCACCAACTGGAGTTACATATAAAGTGCCTGAAGTTCCAATTGTAGTAAGTGAAAATGTTTGTGGTACAGAAATAACCATAGGTTGTTGCATTGCAACGCCTAAAACTACTACGTTTCCTGATGTTCCGGCTGATGGGAATGCTGATGCTCCAGCCGTTCCTGATCCGTTTACAACTGGATAAATAGTAATTGCTACTGGTGTAGCGGCAGTATTTAAAAACGCACAAAAATCCATTTGGTTATTACCTGAAGCACTAATAGTAACCGCAGTTGAAGAAGAACCGCTAACCGTTATTGCGGTTGTTGGTCCAATTGGCCGAAATACGGGAGTAGTAGCCATGATTAAACTGCCGTAACTGGTGCTGGACCTTCTAAACGAGTAATTTCAAGCGTATATGCACCGGCCGCTGGTGTTAATGTACCAGCAGTAATATTACCAAATTGAATAGTTAATACATTGACGGCCGCACAATATGCTTGAGCAACAACAATACCTGAAGTTTGAGCACCAGCTAAACCTATAACTTTAATAATATCTGTTGTCTGTAAGCCAGGTAATGAAAAAGTTTGTGCTGGACTTACTACTGTCAATACTTGTGCTGGAGTTAAAGAAGGTTGAATGTAAAACGTTTCGTGAGAATTGCCACGGGTAACTGTAGTAGATGACATGATTTTCCCTTTAAGTGAGGATGATTAATTATAAGACCAAATAAGAAAAAAGCCACCCTTTTTGGGGATGGCCTTCCTCTATTTACTACATGGTATTAAGAAAAGTTGCTAAAGTCGTAACCGTAAACATAAACGTCAGCAGTAGCGGCCGCACCTTGTGCAGTAGTTACTCGGAAATAAATGTTTTGTGTTGACTGTACTAGAGTAGAAGCTACAGTTAACTGGTTAACAACGTTAGCCGCAGTATTGCCTGATAAAGCAGTAGAAGCCGCAACAATTGCAGTTCCTTGTGCATTAGCGGCTGGGTATACTGCCGCAACTGCTGTAGTCAAACTTGTTGAAGCATTAGTTACGATAAAGTTTGTTACAGAAAAGTTGTTTGTATTAAATACTGGAATTGCGTTATCACCTGTGGCATTAACGTTAACTCCGACTAATACACCCAATAAACGAATAGCTTGATTAGTAGCTAAGTTTGAAGGATGTATGGTTTGGGTACTAGCTGGTCCTGGATTAGACATAATATTATTCCTTAATATAAGTTAAAAAGTAGGGGTTTCCCCCTACGATTGATTACGATGCAATACGGCAAGCCAATTCAGGGTATAACGGTGCCCAGCCATACAATACGTCTAAACGTGTTGGGATGGAATCGTTATTAATCGTGTATTGACGAACCACACGCATTGATAGACCAATTTCTTTATCTGATGCACGGCCAGCAAAGTGAACGCCTTCAGGCAATTCTAAGTCAGCACAAGCAAGAGTAAAGGCATTTCGGTGCATCAATATGTTTTGTGCAGATACTACGCCAGTATTGTTAAAAGGAGTAACAGTCTGCGATCCAGTTGATGTAATGCTTACGTTTTGGAATTGACCAGCAGTAATAACGGCCGGTACAACAGTAACGGAAGCAGTTCCACCTGAACCAATTGCAGTTGTGGATTGAACCACAAATGAACGCAGTTTGTTACCATAAGTTTGACGATTCTGTGGGTTAACTGCAAATACACCAGCAATGGTAAATGTATCACCTTGGTTTAATGTAGCGGCCGCAGAAGTTGCACCTACAGTAATTGTGCTTGAATAAGCCCAGCCACTTGATAGGAAACCAGTTGCAGTTGTTACGTTGCATGACAATGTTGCAGAAGCATAGCTACCAAATGTTTGGCTAACTACGTTCTGATCCATACGCCAGTTCATACCACCTGAATCACGGCCCATCAAACCTTTTGTGTATTGGCTTGAAATCTGTGCTGTTGGAACAAATAAACCTTTTAAGCTATCAACAATAGTTGCAGATGTAAATGGTTCAACAATTACAGAACGTCTACCGTCACGGGGAGCACCTTCAGAATCAAGATAAGCGGCCGCAGTTAGATAAGTAATCAAACCAGTAGGGGCTGTTCCAGCAGTACCAACAATGTTGGCTGTGTTGTTTTTGGCCATTACTAATCCATCACGATCCATCTTGTTTGCAATAGTTGCAATAGCTGGCTTGAGTACACGGTCACTAAACATGTCTAGGCTTAATGCCAAGTCTTGTGTTGTGAACTGTGTATCAACGTGGAACTGGGTTGATAAAGTTACTGGAACTGAAGTTTCATTAAAATCTTCAACGTTTAATGCTGGTCCTGTTGTACCAATAAAACGACCAGGCCTTCTAACGTTTACAGTTTGACCAATTTTTGCACCAACTACTGCAAATTGATCATCATAGTTACGGTCAACTTCACCGGTAAAAGTTAATTCGTTTTCAAGAACCATCAACGCTTCGTTGGTGATCTTGCTAATGGTCAATAAATTATTTGCCATGATATTTCCTTAAAGTAAGAGTAAATTGTTTACCTTTACCTAATCTTCCCAGCTAAACGTCCGGCTTTCCATTGTTGAAATGATATGTTCTCACCATCAGTTGCAACTTCTGCAAGGCCACCCGTTGATCTTAAAGGACGAATCGGTTCAGGTGCTTTAGACTTCGCCACAACAGTTTTCTTTTCAGCTTTAGAATCAGTTCTTTCAAACTGTACTTCTAACTTCCCAATTAGCTTTAACGCACTTGGCAAGGACATAGTTGTTAGCTTTTCAGCTAAATCATCATCACTAGCAATTTCATATAGGATTCTTGGTCCTACATCACTTTCTAGGATGGCATCACGCACAATATCGTTTACTTTTACTGTACTAGATGCAACCATATCTTCGTAATCAGGTAATTCTGCTTTAGTAGCTTCAAGCTTTTGGCTCCACGTTTTGTAAACCGTTTCCCTTTTAGCATCCGCTTCTTTCTGCTTTACTTCCTGTTCACGCTTTACTAATGCCTGTTCTGCTGACCAACTAGATAATGCTTCTGCATATTCAAAAGCATCTTTATAATCGTCAGGCGTTGGCCTTCGATTGCTTTCTTGCTCCTGTTGTCTAGGTGCTTGATTGCCCTCTAATGCCGCTAAACGTGCTTCTAAACTTTCCTTGGATTTACGTTCTTCAGCTAACTGTGCTTCAGCTTCTTTACGTGCTTTGGTTAATTCAGAAAAACGCTTTTCTAACTTAGGATTCTGCTTCTTTTCATCTGTTCCGGTTGCTTCATCTTCAGCTAATCCTGGTTCACTCTGTCCTTTATTAACCGCTGGCTCTACCATTTCGGTAGCCACAGTAGGGTTTTCTTCGGAAGCTAAACCTAGCTTATTAGCATTAAATTCGGCTAAATTTTCACTAGTTACAACTGTACTAGCCACTTTGGGCTGTTCAACTACTTCTTCTGACATGGTTATTATCCCAAGAATTAACCCTATGAAAACACCATAGGTAGTGTTGTTAAGTAATCTTAATACTAAATGTAGTATTTTGCAACTTTATTGCATAGGTTGTCCTTGTGGCATACCTTGTTGCATTTGTTGCGGTTGTTGTTGCATTTGTTGTGGTTGTGGCATCATTACGGCCATATTATCTTCAATTGATTGTGTAGCTTGGGTCATAACACCATATTGATCTTGATTTCTAGCCCTAATTTCAGCTTCTAACCTAGCCGTGTCCATGTGGCCAAGGATTAATTTCATCAATGCATCAATTTCAGTTTTGTTTTGTGAAGTAAGTGAACGGGTATTTTGATCACGCATTTTAACTTCTGCGGCCAATACTGCCCGTCTATCTTCACCAGTTTGACGTACCATTTCAACATCTTGACGATTTTTAATCATCATTGCCAATTGTTCAATTTGTTGTGCCATTGCTTGCATTTGTTTCTGATTGTTGGCCAATTGCATTTGTACTTGTGGCGGTACTGGTGATTTTTCGTCAATTTGTGCTAATGGGTTAACAGAAGCCAACCGGTCAGCAATAATGTCAGCACCAGGGAAATCCATATTTCTAAAGATTAAATCCCCAGCTTGTTGCATTAGATTAGGATCAGCCGCCAACAATGTCATCATAGAATCTACTGCTTCTTGACGTTTGGTGTTATAGCCTGGGCCTGTTTCCATAACAACATCATATTCACCAACAGTAACATTATTTAAAATGGTTTCAACGCCATTTTCATC